GAACCTGCATACAAACATACTCATTCCGCATATTCTCCAAGGTCTGACGAGCACCGACAGCACCCCTTCTAAGTTCTTCAACTGGCTGTTTGACCTGCCAAAGAGCCTTTTAAATAGTCAATATTCTTCTGTAAAGAATCTATGGATGACTTATCCGTTGTAACTCCAAGAGTTAATCTCTTGTTCGTGATTTGCTGTTGGATTTTCTCTATTCGGTCTTTGGTAGCTTGCATTTGAAGTTCATAGCTATAAACTTCCCTTGCGGCTGCTTGCATCTTCTTATTAAACTCGGAAGACATCACGTAAGCGGCTCTTGAAGCAGCTTGTGTCAAGTCCTTTAAGCGATTGCTAGCATCCGCATATTTTTCCGTCAAATCCGCAACAATAGCTGGGTCGGTAGACTTATTGGTCTTCAATAACTCAGCCCTCAACTTTTCACACTCGGAACGAAGTTTCGTAACCTCCTCGAAATTCGCTTTGACATCGAATCTTAATTCTGCCATATTTTATGTTTTATTGGCAAAATTAGCTAATAATCAAAGGAATAACGAAAGAATAAAGGTGTGCTATTTCACTAAAGATTTAAGTGCAGAAAATAAGGTCTAGACACAAAAAAGCCTTCCACATTCACATGCAGAAGGCTCTGAGTTCTTTATCTATTGCAACAATGAAGCCACACGCCTAAAAGGTAGCGGCTACCAAATCTTTTTTTATTTCATTCATACAATGCGCCAAACGTTCATAAGTTTTCTCGCCAGCTTGCTTTATGCCTTTACTATATTGACGCATCAATGAAGGATTGACACCTGCTCGTTTTGCAATCTCTGACACATTGAGGAAAGAGAAATAATTAAAGAAAGATTGCAAGTCATACTTGTATTCAAATTCAACGTCAGGAAACACTTCTCCATTCTCTTTTGCATCCACTTTTGCCAACGCCAAACAATCCATTAAATCTTGCTTCGCAGCGGCAACAGTTTCTCCACAAGAGTTTAAGCCAACCTTACCTATTCCATCTTCGGTATGACACCAAAAAGACCCATCCTTGGCTTGTTCTACAATAACTTTAATCTTCTTCATATATATATTCGTTTATCTTCTTAACAAAAAAAAGAGTCCTTTAAGCAATGAAGAGAGAAAGGTGGGGATTACTCCCCAACCAATTCTCTTAGAATACTATGAGCGGTGCCTGTGGCGACCTCTCTAGCGTGTCTTGGCACGAATTGAGACTTTCCCGTTTTAGGATTAGTCCATTTTTCATGTCCCGAACCTTGTCGAGACAGGAAGCATCCCGCTTCTCTCAGTCTCTTAATCAATTCGCTTTTCTTCATTGTTACAAGAACTCTTTTGTCCTTAAGACATTGCAAAGATATAACTTTTTTGTTATATAGCCAAATTTTATGGTAACATTTTTGCTATATTAACCACAATTAACCAAAAAGAGCCACCCCGAAGGATGGCTCACTATACTGTACTATACCATACTGCACTTTACCCTACTACACTAGACTTCACCGCACTCCACTACACTTCACACCACTTTTCTGTTGTACACTGCACTTCATTTAATGACTTCTAGCTTATAAAGCTATTGCCTTATGTATAAACGTAGCTACCAATATCGCTAATGTAGAGAATGCAATATGGAAGCTACAAAACCATTTCTGATTTCGTTTGCAAAGGTAAGCATAATTTCTGAAACGAGCAAACATTTTAATGTATTTCTTTGTTCTTTTAAACTTTATTTTGTTTTAGAAACTTATTTTTAAGATTACACCTTATTATATAACTATCATTTCAAATAAACCCAATTTGTTGAAATACTACTAAACGTATAACTTTGCTTTTTAGCCTTTTGCGGCTCTTTGTCAAAGTCTGCCGTAACAAACAAATGCGTTCCGTATAATTCCATATTCATTGCTTTTGTTCTCTCATCGCTCTTATCTTCTTCCAATGGGGAAACTTTAGCCAATTCGCTATCAAAAGCATAAAGTTTAAAGAACAAGTCTCCTTTCTGTTTAGAATATTGCACCAATGCGCCATAAGGCTTTTTTACAAGAACAATAGCATTATTCAACTCCCTGTATTCCTTACTACAGCTTTCTACGATTTTTTGCTGTTCTTCATTGCCATTTGCACGCATCATTTCCAAATGCTTTCCTAATGAAACATATACACTATCCAAAATCTTATATGCGCCATACTTATCATAGAAGGCATATCGAGAAGAAACGGCATCCTCAAAATCGGAGCAAGGAATGATTTCATTCTTTGCATCCATAGCCTTTTTATTCATTATAGCTGAGTTCCAATTGATAATAAAATCCGTTGCTACGAAATCCAAAGAATATATTAATCTATTGCTGTTGAAGCGATAATCAGACAACGCCTTTTTGTAATTAGCCATTTTTTCTGCCTTAACTTGGTTGGAATGATACACATACCCCCCAATGCCGCCACCTATCACAACGATTGCTGCAATGACGGCAATTATCAATTTCTTCTTCATAATCCCATTTATTTAATTATTGAACTTTGTGGGGAACACCCCACGTTACTTAACACTTTCCAGCTTGTCCAGCACGTCCCTAGCCTCAGCGATGGACGATGCGGAATACAACTCACCACCTTGTTTTATTAGGGCGATGAAATCTGAACAATCAGCTTCGGAAACTAGTTCTGCAAGCGTTACACCTATAATGCTTGCTATCTCCTGAAGACTGGCGACAGTTGGATTCCCATCAATAGTTTGTATCAAGGATGGCAAAGATACTCCCTTACCACCTTTTTTGTTAGTCAGCCTATCCGCTACATACGTTAGCGTAAAGCCTTTTTGTTTAATTATGCCTCGTATATCCATACCTTATTATATATTAAGTTCTAACTTTATTTTTTGATGCTGCAAAGATACACATATTTTCGCAAACTGCCAAACTTATTATGAAAAACTAAGTTTTTAACCTAACAATGCAAACATATCTTAATTTGTATATTAAATCAGCAAACAAAGGTTAAAGTTAGGATAAAACTTAATAAAATATTTGGTAGTTAGGATAAAACTTAGTATCTTTGCATCGTGATTAAGAAACATAGGTCACAATAACATTATTAATTTAGCAGAGGTTGCACCTCCGAGTCGGCACTCGTAAAACGGTATAGCAATATGACTACTTCAATGGTTAGAAAGAATATGATACAGAAGTTCATTATGTTTGAGTTCGTCAACAACAACCTCAACACACAGGAGGACACAAACAAGATGATTAACCTCATCGAGAAGAAGTTGCAGATGAGCAACACCGAGGCAAAGAGTTTCCTTCGTGAGAGCATTGGACTTTGCAAGTAACGTTTTGTTTAACCCTTTAAAATTGAAAGATTATGGCTACTACATTTAAGAATATGATGAGAGAAGTGATGAATATGGCACACAGAGCCTTTCAGCTTAAAGGTGCTTATATGAGTTGGGCAGAATGCTTGAAGCAAGCTTGGCAGGTAATCAAGCTGAAGGCTCGCATGAAGAAGCAGGTCGTTGAGTTCTACTTTCAGAAAATGAATGGTGAGATTCGTCAGGCTTTCGGCACTTTGATGGAGAGTCACATTGACTACACTCCTAACGGCAAGGGTTACGCTTGCAAGGACTGCACCAAGTACTGGGATGAGGTCAAGGGAGAGTGGAGACAATTCAAGAACTATAACTTGATTAGAGTTGCTTAACAAGATTATTAACGATTAAAAAGAAACTAGATATGAGCGCAAAGATTATAGTGATGCAAGGCAACATGGTTGCTACCATCGAAGAGACGAACAAGGACGCATTTATCAAGCGTGGTGAGTATAAAGAGACCGATCTGGACAGACATAAGCGTGAGGTTGATTTCTTGATTACAAGCATCGCAAACCGCTACGAAGTGACATTCAATCACAAGGTAGAGCTGAAAGAAAGCCGAAGCATCAAGAAAAGCGAATATTTCGATAACATCTACTACGTTACCGAGAACGCATTGAACAAGCTGAAAAAGCAATACTCATACGAGTGTGATTTGTAATAGATTTCGTGAGGCACACGCTAAACTGCACCGGACTTTGAACATTAAATATTTAAGAGATATGGATAAGAATTTAATGGATGCTCTCTACGTGAGCTACGATGAGAAGATTGGTGTATTGTGTGACGACAAAGACAACACTATTTCACATATATTGGGTACTGACCTTACACTGGTGTTGGATAAAAAGGACATGGCGGTCTATCTGCTAGTCCCATTGACCCGAAACCACAAATTTGAGTATAAGGGTAATTACATCATTGTGGATGGCAAGCAGCTCGATTCTGACATCTTTTTCCGCAAGGATGCTTGTCAATGGATTCAGATGCAATCAAAAGAAATGCTATCATTGGTAGCGTAACATATATGGTGAGGCACACCGAAACAACTGCACATTATCTTTGATGTTTAACAATTAAATTCCGTGAGCAATGGAAAGAAAAAGTAATGTGCAGAAATGTGCCATAAGAATTGGTCGTGCTGGTGAGGACAGAAGTCCTCCAAAGCAAAACAAACGTTAACGTTTTAAATAAAACACTAAAGCGTTTGCAAGTTAACAAGAAAAGCATTAACTTTGCAGCCGAAAATAACAAGGTTGTGAAGTCACGAGCACGGCTAATGAGGATATAGATTATATTTTTAAAATTTAAAATTAAATATTTTCATTTGCTCCAAGCGTGGAGTATTGTCATTCCGTCCATCGCTCTACAATAGTGGATGAATGACACAAGCCCTGTCCGCACTCGTGACTTTAGCGGATGGGGCTTTTCGTTTCCACCACAGCCAAATATAAATTATCAACAAATTAAGAAATGAAAGATTATTTAGAAAAGAATTTGAATGATGCACCCATGCTGGGAGCATTCGTAAATCAAAGTGAGAAAATCAAGGTTGAAGGCTTTGAACTCATCAAGGTAGAAGAACGTGATGGTAAGCAAGCCATCAATGCAAGAGAGCTGCACCAAAAGTTGGGTAGCAAGTATCAATTTGCGAATTGGATTCAAGAGCGTATTGAAAAGTACGGATTCGTTGAAAATCAAGACTATGAGGTTTTTAAGGAAAATCTTAAAAACTCAAAAGGTGGCAGACCAAGCAAGGAGTACGCCCTATCTTTAGACATGGCGAAGGAGTTGTGTATGATTGAGAACAATGAGAAAGGTAGGATGATTCGCAAGTACTTCATTGAGGTTGAGAAAAAGGTAAGAATGCAGAGTGTTCCATCTTTGCCCGATTTCACCAATCCGGCTATAGCAGCAAGAGCTTGGGCTGACCAGTTCGAGAAGAACCAAGTACTGACCTTGGAGAACAAGCAACAGAGAGAGGAACTTGCCAAGGCATCGCAGGAGATTGTCGGACTGAGCGCACAGATTACAACAATGAAGCCT